TTATAGGGGAGAGGAATAATAGCCTTTGCAAGATCCATTCCAGTTGCTTCAACCTCCTTGAACTCACCGGGGGAAATAGGATCGTTGTCACCAACAATTCTAATTCCCTTGGCCTTGAAACCTCCTGGCAAATTGGCAAACTGACCTGCATCGATCAGGGATCTCATTGCAGCAGTTGCACTCATGGTGAGATTGCCAAGGAAGTGTATCAAGCCCAATCCATAGAAACCAAAACCCGGAACAAACCTGTAATGGACAAAGTGACTTCTCTTTTCCATATTAGGATCATCAGACTCATAGTTTCTACGAATGCTCAGTACCTGTCTACTTTGTTCTTCAACAGTTACAATATAGGGGAGTGATTGGTCTTTATCTTCAATATCAAGATAACAGTGTTGTTCAAGCAATACATACTGGGGATCCTTGTCAGCAGAGGGAGACATTCCCAGTATGGTATCTATCTTCTGTGTGAAGGATGTAATGCTGGACTGATTAGGAAGAGGAAGCTCCATATCCTGATAAACACCTGCTATAACATCTTTTTGAAATTCTACGGGACTTCTATAAATTACATGCGTATATCTGTCTGCATTCCTGAGATCAGTTGCATAGTAAGAGACATAAAACTGATCAATGGGAATAAATTCAGAGATGGGACGTTTAAGTATGGAACTATAATATATCTTTTTAAATGCTGATCCTATCAGGGGAAGATGAAATAACATCCTTTCAAACTCATCAAAATATTCAGGCATCTGCTCAGTAAGCTGATAGTTCATGAAACTCTGAACTCTGTTAGCTTGCATCTGTTTCTCAACAGTTGTCTTGCCAAGTATGTTTGCCTTTACCGGACCATTGCTGGGAAACAGTTCTCCTGAAGCCTTGGACTGAAACTTGACTGCTGACTCAATCAGGAGAGGGTGTACTGCCGTACAGGCTCCTTCAAAAGGTTCTGATCCCGGCTCAAGCTTGAGTCCCAGCAGATCAAATCCCCTTTCAAACATGGACTCCCATTCTCCTCTGGAATCCTTGTCTGCCTGATAATTGTCTATAACATCTGTAGCTATCTCAAACAGTGCTGCCTCATCCAGAGTTTCTGTCAGATCTCCATACCATTCCGCTATATCTTCTGAAGGCTCCATTACCACTTCTTCACTTGCAAAGTCTACTATTACTCCACCATCATCATCCATTTCAAAGGTGGCATCAATATCAGTTTCTGGAGCCATAGGAACTACATTGGGAGCAGCTTCCTGTGGTATCATATCACTTGGGTTTTTTTCTACAGCCATTATACATCCTGTGTTAATAAATTGTTAGGTCCATAAATATTATCAAGAAGAGCCAGTGAAAAAGGATTTTGTCTGGGAGGTTTAGGCTTGTCAAAATATCCTGCCATTGTTCCATAAATATTGGCCGTATCTTCTTCCGGTGCTATAGGCAATGAAGCTACCTGTTGTTGAGAAACAGGTTGAGCCTCTTCCACTATATTTGGCCCATGATATATTGTAGGAGCAGTGCTTTCTATAGGAATAGGAGATGTTGGATATATATTAAAATCCAGTATATCCCTGATAGAATCCATCACAGTAGGATCTGTAGCTATAGCTTCTTCTCTGGCCTTGTCTGCTTCATGCTTACTTCTATGATCATAGACTGATGTATTATCTAAAGATTCATGTGCCTGTTCCAAAAGCCATCCTGTTCCTTTTTCTAGAGGATTTGAAACAAAGTCAACAATATGGCTTGCCGCCGTAATCCCTTCTTCAGCAAGATCCATAATAGACGTTCCATCCGGACCTTTTGCTGTTAAGTCATCAGGTACTAATGAAAAAAACTTTTCACTAATTTGGCTCTTTATGTCACTAATAGCATCTGACTCTGTTATCGTACCCTTTTTTGGATTATATTTATATCCCTGAGTCGCAAGTTGTAGTGGAGTAAGTATACCAATATTCAACATTATGCCAAGTCCTTGGAAGGCTCCCTTTGTTCTGCCCTCTGCAAAAGCCCCTGCTACCTCTCTGGCTTGTGCGTTGGAATTAAGAGAAAAACCAAGAGAATTTACTGGAGGATCTTCACCAAATTGTGCCTTATATGACTTTGCTACTTCAGCAAATGTTATTCCCGGTTTTGCATTACCAAGCATCTGAATAAATTTTTCAGAAGCCAGCCCCTTCTTTCTTTGGAAGTAATTATCAGTAAGATGTCCCAAACCAATTAATATGCCGGGATCATAATGCGCCCTGTTTAATCCATTACCGGGAGTCCATGCTTCCAGAGAACTTCTCATATTCTTGCCAAAAGTATCAAGCTCACCAGCAGTCTCCATTGTATTGGCAAATTCCATTCCTATTCTCTGTAAATCTCCCTTATCTATGGCACTTTGTATTAAATCAAAATATCGTTGATCTTCAAAACCTTCTTTTAAATGATAAGGATTCCAATGTTCTGGTCCAAAATATCTAGGACTTTCCCTATCCAGCATATTATTCAATGCCGTATATCCTTCAGGCGTATTAAATATAGTATTATAACTAGCATGTACTCCCAATTTTTCTGCAAGACTCTCTATAGTATCAGGATCTATATATCTTGTATCCCTGTCAAGACCGGGTTCATACCATTCATCAAAGGTATCCTCATCTTCATCATCATCAAATCCCATGCCATACATAGTTACTCTGCCAGCTACCGGAGGAGAACCTTCTGGTCTATCGTCTGCGGATATTAGCGAAGCAATCGAACCAGCTCCGGGGTCATCACCAATATCAACATCAGCAAATCCACCATGATCACCTCCAGCAGCATCGGTAAAGGATCCTCCAACTATATCTGCCCCTGCCCAATCTCCTAAATCACCACCCTCCTGTCTATAAACAATGTTCTCACCTAGTCCTGCTAGTCCTGTGGCAATCTGTCCTCCTTGTTTATATTCATCTACTTTAAATTTCCTAGTAGTTGGATTTTTTGCTAATACAAGAGGACCAATTTGAATAACTTCTTCTGCATCTTCTACTACAGATAATTTAGGAATAGTTCCTTTAGCTTCTCTAGTATAAAAAACTCCATGTCTTCTAGGATCATATCCTACTTGTATCCAATCAGGATCATCTAATAATTTTTTAGCATATTTTTGTAATTCTTCAGGATTATGATTAGACCAACCACCTTCTATTTCTCCAAAAGTATTCTTAGGTTTTTTACCTATACCTACCTGAGTAGCTAGATGTGTTCTAGGGTTAAATTGAACTCTTCCTCCTTCTCCTCCTTTAAAGTATCCTGTCTTTGCATAAACATTATTACTTCCTTTTGGACCTAATGTAACAACCAATTTATCAAAATCTTGATAAGCAGGAATATCTAATCTAGAAGTAGTTATTATTCCATCCTCAATACTTTTATTTTTATAGAGAATAGTACCCCTACCAACTTTATCATACTTAGAATCTTTAAATAATTTACCTGCTTGCGCTCTTAATGAAAAAGCTATATCTTTAAAAGTAGGAATTTCAGGAACAGTGTCCCACCGTGTAATAGGTTTTAAATTTTCTACATTAGAAATATGTTCTTCTATGTCTATCTTATTAGCTAACTTCTTTTGTACAGATTCTTGTAATTCATTTAAACCCTCCTTACCTATTTCTTTATAACCTGACCCTGTATGAAGGTCTTTCCAATCTATTATATCTTTAGATGTTATACCCAAAACTTCTTTTATATCTCTACCTTCATTTTTTTTAGGAACTATAGGAATATTTTCTGTAATTTTTATAGGTTCATCCAAAGCCTTTAATCCTTTTTCTACAGGTTCGTCTACATTTTTAAATCTATCAAACCATTTATAGTTACGCATTTGAGAAGGAATCTCTCCCGGTAAAAACCAAGGAAGACCAGATTCCAAACTTGGGTTTAAAAATTCGTATAAATCACTTAATCCTTTTTCTCCTTCAGCCCTAAGATATTTCTTTCCTTTCTCACCTGTTCGTATTACAGCAGAAGGAACTACTGCTTTAAAATCATAAGGATCTCCTGATCGTAGCATTTCTTCAAAAAACTCTACTTCAGTTGGAGATAATTTTTTTTCAACTATTGTTGTATCAACTACTTTAGCAGGAGCCTTTAATGCCCCTTCTACAGGTTCATCCAGAGACTTTAATCCTTTTTCTACAGGTTCGTCTAAAAGTTTAAGACCACCCTTCATAGC